CAGCGACAGAGTCAGGTCTTGCGAACTGAAGTTCAGGTCCACGCCCTTGACGCTGGAAACTTGCAGCGTGGTGCTGGTCTCGGTCGTGTCCTGCGCCGACATGGTCATGCCGGAACGGACGACATACTCGTTCGGCAGGCGAATCTTCAGCGAGTCACCGATTTTCGCGCCGTCCTTGGCGAACGAGTCATCGTACTGACGGTTGATCGAGCCGATGAAGCCCAGCTTGGCGTGCAGGACTGCTTGGCACTCACGGGTGACGGCGGTAGGGGTGAGGATGTTATTTGGCATGGTGCTTTATTCCTTTGGGATGAGGTTGGATTGCTTAGCGCTTCAGCGCGGCATTCCGGCGACGCATCCATTCATCAATGGGCAAGTCGTCGCGAAGGCCAGGCGCGTTCACGCCACCCGAACCAATCGGCGTGATCGGTGCAGGCGCTTTCGATACAGGTTTCGGCGCGGGAGCCTGTGCCAGCTTGTATTCCAAGCGGGTCAGTTCGCGCGCCATTTGCACGGGTGGCAAGGCTGCGATACGCGCTGCCTCGTCAAGATCGCCGCCCAGGTGGTGAATCAGCTTTGCGCCTGCTTCCGAAGTCGTCGCCAGCTCGAGAAAATCCCGATTGACGCCAACCATGTTCAGATTCGCTACGGCATTGTCGAAGTCTGGAAACTCCGCCTTGCCGGCTGCATACACCCTGTTGCACGTGTCGTTGAACGTCTGCTCGGCAAGCATCTTCTGCGCTTCCTGTCGGGCGAGCGTATGCACGTCCTCGGTCTGCGCTTCGGGTTGCTCGCCTGCCTGATACCGGGCCAGTTGTTCGCGCAATTGCGCGGCTTCCTGTGCTGCGGTGTCAGCAGTACGTTTTGCCTCGTACTTATCGCGGGTCAGTTCACCGATTCGCTTTTGGAACCAAGGCTCGCGCTTAGCCTTTTCCTCGGGCGTTTCTTCTACTGCTGCCTGCGTTTGCTCGGTGGTCGCTTCCTCGCCCTGCACTTGCTCGACCTGTTGCACCTGTTCCGCTTGCGCGTCTGCCGGGGTCGCAGATTCAATTTCTTCGTTCATGGTTTCCCAAGGGTAGTTAGCATCGCCAAGCCGGGCGAAGTCGGGTGTTACTCGCCAGATTCAGGCGTAAAAAAACCCGCATCAGCGGGCTGTTCGGGTGATCCGGTCGGCGCTCCTGGCGGCGCTATACTTGGTGCGTTCTGCTCGATATCGTCGGTCAACACATCAAGTCCCACCTCTTGCGCAAGCTGTGCGGCAAGTTGAGGTGTGATCATTTCCTTGATGACGTTGAGGCGGGCCGTGTGCGCGTTGTAGGCGGCAATGCGGCGGTTCTCTGCGTTCTCGGCGCTCTTAGCGTGCAAATCGTTGTATTTCTCGCCCACTTCCTGCAACGACTGTTCGAGCATCTGCGCGTGCTGCTGCATTTGCTCCATCTGCTGCTGTACTTCGGGCGGAATCTGCGGCTTATCCTTGTCGTCCTTCATGCCAGGCGGCAGGGTCTTTTCCAAACGCTCGGCCAGTTGGTCAGCCATCGGGAAATCAGCCGCTTTCATGATCAGATCGCCGGCAACCTGCATGAGCTGCGGATTGCGGGAAGAAAGCTCGGTCAGCGCTTGGAAGGCTTCGGCGCGCTTGCTTCCATAGCTCGGGCCAACCGATACAGTTACGTCATAGCGGCCAACGCTCGGGTTGTAGATTTCCTTTATGGCGCCATCCAAGCCTTTTTGCTCGGTGTACGCCTGCTCCTGCTGCGGATCGATCTGCACCTTGTCGTCGCTGCCATCTTCGCCCAGGATGCGGACCACGCGGGCGGTGTCGTAAATCTTGGGGATCAGGTCAACGAGAATCTTCCCGGTGAACTTGATAGCGCGCGCCACGTTGTCAATAAAGTGGAATGTCGCCGTGTCGCCCTCGCGCTGGCGTGCAACGATGGCCCGACCGCTCGTTTCGTTCGATTTGGCGCCCATGCTGGCGTCGTACTGGCCGCTCGCCATCTTCATTTCCTCGCTGGCCGTTTGCATGCCCTGCAAGAAAAGCTGTGCGGGGGCCGGCGCCACCATGCGTTGAGGCATTGGCAGCGGGTTGCCTTGCTCATCGTTCGCGTTGTACGGCAGATATGGGACGTTCTGCGTGTTCGCGTTGTTCCACAGGTGCTCATGGCCTTCGATGGCCTCGGCGGTCGTGATAATGGGCGTCTTGGTCTGCAACGCGCCGTATTCGATAGCCGCGCTGCTGTTGTAGTTGTACATGCGCTGCGCGTCCTTCATGGCGCGCGTATGGCCCTTGCGATGAACCTTGCCCTCGATTTCCACCTCGTCACCTACCACGCGGACGATGGGAATGTACTTGCCGAGCCAGTCGGTTTCCTCGAGCACCTGATCGCCTGCGATCTTGTACCATTTGACCGAGCGTTTCGATACCGGACGTTTGCGGTAGGCTGGATCGGCTTTGATGGCTTTGGCCGTGGCTTTGTCCTCGACCTCGGACAGCAAGAACGTCTCGCCGCTATTCGCATCGAGGCAGAGCGTGTCTTTCTTCTCCACGATCTTGAAGTATTCAAGCACGCGCACGGTGTCTTTGGTCGCCCAATCGGACTTGCCGTCCATGTTCCACGATACGCGCTCGGCATCCGGCCAACGAGAGTCAAACTCATCGTTCGGCATATCCTCATAGGCGAAGCCATATGGCGCGTCGGAACCGTCTGCTTCCTGATGAGGCCCGAGGACGATGCTAAGCGGGTTGGTCACCGCCTTGATGTAAATCTCTTGGTCGAACGACTTCTCGTCGGCGTAGTCGGTCGTGATGCGCCAGTAGCCCAGGCCAGCATCGACGGCAAACTCTCCAGCAGTGTCATAGGCGGTGTCCGCGCTGCTGTTCGCCTCGATATGGCGGATGATCCCGTTGAACACCTCGGCGGTCTTCTTATCCGCGCCATCGTCAACGGCATGCACGCGCACACATGGCTTGTTCTGGCGCGCGTCATTGGTGATCTGGCGGTTATGCTGCTTGACCTTGTTGGTGGTAAGCGCTGGCCGGCCGTCCTTCTCCCGGGCCTTGCGCATGGTGTCTTCCCACTGCCAACCGTTTTCCGGGTCGCCATTGGCAAACTTCAGGTCTTTGACCCATAGCGGACGCGTTTCGGACTCGCGCTCGTACTGACGCTCGAACCGTTTGCGCGCTTCTTCGATGATCTTCTCATCGCCGCTTGCGTCCTTCTTCGTATCGACCATTAGCCCATCCATGATTGGTTGCCGTGCATGTGCGCGGTGTTCAGTACAACTTTTTTCGCTGGCTTCTTAGCGCGGCGGGCGCCTTCGCATGCGTAACGCAGCGAGTCAATTACGTGGTTATCTTTGTCAGCCAGGATCGGCAGTACTAAGCCGGTCAGCGGGTCCACCTTGTAGCTATACAACGTCAATTCGTCTATCAGGTGCGTACAGCGAGGATGCACGACGATATCGAACGACTTCAAGAACTCCACGCCTTCCTCAAGCGATTTCGCTCCCTTTATCGCCGCTCTGATCTTCGGAAAGCCGTTCTTTTGCATGTGGCTGATAGTCTCGGGGCGCGCTGAGTCGGCAGTGATCGGCCATTTCTCGGCGTCCGGAATGCCCATAAACAGTTCAGGCAGATTCACAATCTCACAGCCCACCGCATACGCCTCATGATCCACGTACAGCCGATTGCCCTCGATATCGCAGCGCACCAGCACCGAAGGATCGACCGAGAATCCCCAGTCGGCGCCGAGCCTGAACACTGTGCCGGCAGGCCGCTCAAATTCTTCCACGATCCAATTGCGGAAAACTCGCGCTTCGCTGTTCTGCTGGTACTTGCCCAGCCAAATATGCGCATACTTGTCAGGATCACGGCGCTTGTCGTACTCCATTTCCTCGCGCAGTACATCAGGCAACCAAGGGTTGTCCATGTAGTTCGCTTGCACAACGATAGAACCGGGGTACACATCGGGGCCGCGCAAAAATGCGTCAATTGGGTCCGTCTCAAGGCTCGGGTTCCATGCGAACCACAGCTCAGAGCCAGGCTTGCGGATCGTAGGGCGCAACAGATCAAGGCTGCGCTGACTGAGCGTCTGCGCTTCCTCTACTAACGCTATGTCATAGCCTTCCAGTGACTTGATACTGTCCGCTGTATGGTTCTGCATCCCTTGAAAGATGATCAATCCACCAAGCGACGATTTAATCTTTGCGTCCTGCACCTCGAAGTAAGCGCCAGCGTTAAGCGCTTCAATCTTCGATTCGAGCAGTTTCTTTACTGACTGGTCTAGCGACTTCTGGACCTCGCGCACACATACCGCGTCAGTCTTTTGCATGATTGAGCGCTCAATGAGCATCTCGCCAAAGAAGTGAGACTTGCCAGAGCCTCGCCCACCGTGAGCACCCTTGTAGCGGGATGGCTCCAAGAGAGGCAGAAAGACGCGGGGCGTCTCAATGTCCAGGATGCTCACTTTGGATCGACAATAACCCGGCGAATCGTCGTTACTTCGACCGGGCCGCCCTCTGCGCCTGTCAGTTCGACCGATTGCAGGTCGGGCACAGACTTGCGCAGCAGGATTTCGATAGCCTTTAAACGGCTAGGCGATAACTCCGATTCCGTGGTGCCAAGTGCATGATTCTGCAACACATTAATCAACTGACTGGCTTGAATCTTGGTTCGCACCTCGTCCTGATGCGTCTTTCTCATCCTTGCTGCCATATTCGTCCCTGCGCATGGCTCAAGGCCAAGTTATGCATGCCTACCGGGCAAGACGGTCCTACGCATTCACCGTAAAGCTTGTGCTGTCGCTGATCAGGCGCTTGCTTGCGTCCGTGTAGGTCAGCCGTACTGTGTATTCGCCCGCTTCGGTCAGGTCGCCGGTCTTGATGATGTACTTGGCGTATTGGCTAGCTGCGAACGTGCCCATGTCAGGCGTCACGAGTGCGACAGCAGGCGCGGTCACATCGGCTCCGGTGCGGCTGATCGCTGAGCCACTCGGGCGCGTGATATCGAGCGTGAGCGTGGTAAAGCCGGTCAGCGTGTAATTCACGTTCACATTCAGGCTTAGGCCGTATTCACCAACGTTCATAGAAGATTCGCAGTCAGGTTGATGGAGTCGGCGCGCATGGTGCTTTCCGCATACTCAGGGGCGGCGCGCATGATCGTTGCTCGGTTAATCGTGTCGCTCATCGTCCCCGCTTGCAGTGCAATGCGGTCGAGTAGGGCGGTTGTTTCTTTGTTGATGACCGACTCGCGCATGATGGTTGCGGCGTAGTCGCCCACCGGGTAGACGGCTGGCGGTCCTTGGTACAGCGTTGGTGCGTAGCCGGTGATGGTCAGCGTGCCGCGCCCTGGTGCGACTGATTGATTCGCGGTGCGGG